TACCAGTAGCAGCCGTTGTTACACTGACTTGTGCAGAGGTATTGTTTGTACCACCACCAGAAAGAATCAGCGTATATGTACATGCTGATGCCGCTGGACCTACAGCATTAGTATTTGCTGTAACTGAATCAATTCCGCCGGCACCTTTAGTACGTGCTACCCAACCAGCGTGTGTTGGCTGACCATCAGTAATCAGACCCTCTTCTGTTGTATCTATACCAAATACACCAAACTCTACGTTAGTACGGGTTGCACTCATGTAAGTATTCGAAAATACTGATGTTGTTTCTGAGTTGGCCAGACTTTCACCAGTAGTTGATGTGTCGTAACCTGTCAGACCCGAAAAGTTTGGAGCATTGTTAGATGCGTCTACATTTCCCCAAAGTGGCATGTTTTTCTCCTATAAATCTTTGATTAGTTATTTATGTTTTCTGTATATCGCTAGACAATTCGGGGTCTTTCTGAAACTTATCCGATGCCTGTTCTTGTTCTTGTTTTTTGCCCTTTGCGGCATCTCTAACAATCTGAGCCTTGCGTGATAGAGTTCTTGCTGCGGCGCTTGGATCGTCAGTGTTTTCACTCACGGACTTCCAACCACCACCCATTTCTTTGTATTTCTTCGCAGCCCAACCGTTAGCATATGCTGAAGGATATACATCAAACTTAGACTTTGCTTGTGCTTTAGCCTGCGCCCACTTCTCAGGTGAAGTTGGCACATTCTTCTCTTCAAGTTGTTCAACCTCTTCCTTAACGTGACCATACTTCTTTTTATACCAGTCAGGCATACCACTCTTTTGACGGAAGTATCTTACTGTCGCAGAATCATTTGCTTGGTCACGATATTTGTTTTCTGCTGTTGTATTGTGACTCTTCATTGCTTCTGCTGCTTTGTGAGCATCTTTGGCAATATATTCCAATTCAGCATTTGTCTTCTTGTGGTACTCATGACCTTCTAGTGGATGGCGCTGTGATGGGCGACCTTCAGAAAGTTCAACTTCTTCTTTGTTGTATTTCTTTTTCAAATACTTGTCAACCTTGCGTTCGTATTCACCTTTTGGTTTCTTAGAAACAGGAGTACCATGTGGTGAAGGAACATATCGTTTAACTTCTTCGTTCAATTCACCACGCAGATAGTTTGCTGCTGTAGAAATATAATCTTCAGCAAGTGTAATCTTTGATTGAACCCATTCTGGTAGATTTGTATTCTCTTCCATCAAGTCCATCATGTCTTGTGCGTTGAACATTAGTGAACGAATTTGTGACATCGCCATATCACCTTCATAATCATACTCACGGGCATCTTTTGCTTCTTTAATTGATGTAACAATCGTAGAAGACTTATATGGTTTTTTAACTGGTCCAGACACAAATCGTCCTTTCTTTTCTAATTGTTCTTCAATCTCTGTTTCTTCAGACACTCTTGATGCCTTCATGATGCCACGAATCAACGGTGCTTTGAGTTGCTTGTGTCTTGGAACAGCAATGTGTTCTTTTGACTTTGGATGCCCATATACATCATGACCACCACCTGTGCGTTTCAGTGTCCAACCTGATTTACGAAGATGAGCATGAACATCACGTGTCTTCATGCTCGACTCTGGCATCTCATCAAGTTGTTCAACCTCTTCTACTTTATATTTCTTTTTGATTTCAGATTGTTTTGCAAGTCTTTCTTTGTCATCAGAAATACCGTAAGAATGACCCAACTCTTTGTAATAGTCGGGATGTGGAAGTCCCGACTTCTTACGCAGAGCCATTTGTCGTTGATGTAATTTATCGGCGACTGACATGATTAGTCCTTCTTAGCCATTTTTGTAGCCGTAGCATACATTACCGATTTAGCACGTTCACCGTAACGCTGTTTGAAACCAGAAAGACCTTTTTTCATACCTTTGACGTATTCTTCTTTCTTCTTAGATTCACCTTTTGTCAGTTCACGTTCATCAATTTGCTGAAAACTTTCTGGCATTTCTTTTACACCAGTTGTCTTACCAGCAGCAACTTTTGGCTGTTTCTTTTTGCCTTCAAAACTTGCTTTTTGATCTTCAAACTCTTTTGTGAACTCATCGTTTGTGGGTTCTTCTGCCAATGATTCTTCTTTACGAAGTTTGCTCATTACATCACCGGCCTTCTGTTGCTTTTGTGCTTGATATGCTCTCTCATTTGAGATAACTTTCTTTACCACGCCAGCAGCACCTTTTGCCACATCCATAATACCTTCTTCAATTTCTGTAGTAACAACACCGTTTATTTTGTCAGCATCAATTACTTGAATTGTATTACCATCAATGTCCATTTCTTCTGTTTCGATTGGTGCTAACACTTTCAAACCATGCTCATTGTACAGTTCAAGCATTTCTGTGAATGATGCTGACTCATTGACACGTGTTGAACGCTTGTAGTTTTGACGGGCGCCATAACCACCTTTTTTCTTTGGTGTATCATCTTCATCATCGTCATCTTTGTAGTCACGCTTGTGAACTAGACCTGTTGCTGTTTTTGTGACTGAACCTGTTGCTGTTTTACCAGCATCCATACGCTTCTTAGCGTCTGCTACAGTTGGAAATGCTTCGTTCAGTTGTTCTTGTTCAGTTGCTTCAACTTCTTCATTCTTTTTGCCATAGAAGTTATCTTTGTACATGCGTGATGTTGCCTTACGCAGACCTTTTGTGCGATCTTTTGTCTTGTCGGCAATTGCTTTGGTTACATATGAACCAAGTGCTTTTCTGCCCGCTGGTGTATCACCAACTTCATCCAATTGCTCAACTTCTTCTTTTACGCCTTTCTTTGCACGGAGTAATTTGAAGTCGTGTGCATCAACTTTGCCATTTTTGTTGGCATCAATCTTGTGCTGATTACCCTTCAAACCATGGCTTGTCTCTGCCATAATTTTTGCTGCTGCTTCTGCTACACCTTTCAGTGCTTTGTCATTAAAAATTGACATGTTGTTCTCCTGATTTAGTTTTATTATCTTGTGATTTCTTCCCAATCCACCGATGCAAATATATCAGAACCATTAATTGATGCTGCCGCACACAATGTGATTTCAAAAGGTGTATTGGTTAATCCATTTCTTTCTAGTTGAAATTTGAATAGTGCTTCTTTAAGAATATCTACTGGTATAGAACTTTGTGTAGTAGAAGTTGTAAAGCCTGATGCTAATATCCTTCCACCTGTAATTGTGGCTGCATCTATTTTATATTCTACTGCTGAATTATCTCCTGCGCTTACCCATGTTCCACCTGTTGTTGTACCACCTGCTCTAAGTTGCCAGTTATAGAATGAATTGTTTGTTATGGCTAATAAAGATAGTGCAGTAAGAATAACGATTGCATCTAATCTATTTGGTGTTGTTTTCAATCTCAAAGAAATGAGATTATAATATGTTCCAGCAACGGTTAAATCAATCGGACTGTCAACTGGTGTCTGAATTGCTTGCTGTGAGCCGTATAATTCATAACCACCTTCCGAAATAACGGTGGAACAGATTTGTTTCAATGTTGAATTACTTGCTGTAATACCTGTGTTCTTGATTTCATAACGCAACGGTAAAGATGCCGTTGTCATATACGGAACTATGTTTACATTATCATTGTGAAATATGTGCGCTGGAATCATTTTACCATCAACAATAAATCCACAACGAACATCACCAACACCTAACCACTCAACATCCATCCAAAGAATATTTGTTTTGCTTACATCAAGACCACCAGAATGATCGGCTCCACCAGATTGTGATGAATATCCTGTGCCATCAAACTTGTCTATATTCCATTCGCTTTGTGAAACTCTTGTTTCTACAACGGTACTTGATGTGTTTGTTCTCAACACAAAATAATTTGTTGTGCCATCATTTTCCAAATAAATGCCATTACTATTACCAAAATAACCAACTCTTTGACGAACATTTGCTTTTGGTGTTTCCATAGCAAAAGTGTTCATTGTTAATAATGATTTACCTGGTTGATAAGAAAACACTTTTACGGTTTCACGAATAACTTCAGCATTTGCTGTAGTTTCTACACTCATTTCAATGAGACTTTGATTTGTTACAAAATTATAAGAACTATTTCCTGCGGTGTTTGATGTTGCCCACAAACCATTATCTGAAAAACGGTGAGAACTATCAAAAAGAGTGTATGGTTGTGATATACGCAGACGGCCAAACGCATCCGTCAATGTTCCTGACGGAGAAAGACGATCAGACATCATATTCACCTCATAACGAGTGAATACTTGTCCTGAATCTATCTTGTGTAGATCGGTTCTAAATTGTGCCACTTAGCAGTTCCATTTCCTTAGGTCTTTATTAATGCAAATAACAAATATTTCATTTTGGCTTTAACTCCGGATATTTTTTATGCATTTCTTCCTTTGATAGTTCATGCATATCTTTCCACATTTTTGCTTCTTTTTTAGTTTTTGTGGTTCTAATATGACGGCCATTTTCATCATGCACATTATATTCAACATCGGCTGTTGTTCTGCCACGATAACTTTCTTTCTTAGTTATTGTTGCTTTCTTTTCTTCAACTATGAAGGACTTAAATGTTTTCATCAGCAGTTCCATTTCCTTAGGGCTTTATTAATACGTGAATCAGGATCACGTGCTGTTTTTGCTGATGTTAGTCTACGCTTCATCCCACCCATTCTGGCGCAAAATGACTTACGACGATTTGCTGCTTTTGAACCAGGTTTCAGTTTGCTTGGCTTTGTTGTTACAGCCATCGATAATTTTGAACCAGGATTAGCACGACGATATGATTCAATACCTTTCCGATTTAAACCACCCGACTCAGACTGACCTTCTTTGCGTGTCCATGCTTCACCTTCTTCCAATTGTTCTAGTTGTTCTCGTGTCAGTGGACCATCATCTTGTTCATAATTTTCTTTCTTCAACTTCATCATCTTTGGCTTTGTGAATACAGGATTATCTCCACTTCCAGCAGACGCTTCCGTTTCTTCTTTTACTTTTTTGAGAGGCTTGCCTTCTCTAATTCTTTTAATGTCATCGTGTACATTTTCTTTCACACAAGAGCCTGGAGTAAATGCTTTTTTACCTGGTACAGGCTTATAACCTGGCCAACAACGACCAGCTTCATCTAAGAAATCACTGAATCTTTTTTTCATACGAAGTTTCTCTTTTTAAATGTTATAAGTGAGATACCTTTTTTCTTCAATTCATCTTCTTTTTGATCACCAATTGATGCCGTCGTTTCATCACCAGTAAGTTCACTAATATTCTTAGGCACAACTTGTGTTGCTTTACCCTTCTTGCTCAACTTTTCACCCATATCTCTAGCAGGAGATTCACCAGCGCCTGCCATTGAAATGCCTGGTTCTATGCCTTTGTCGATTGACTCTTCGACTTTCTTCTGCCAGTTTTCTTTGATGGTTGAGAGGGTGATGGTTCTTCTACCTTCACTTCTTCCTTCGGCAACGGGTTTGTCAAGGGCTGGTCGATCTTTTCTTCCAGTACCGGTTCTAACCTTACCAAGTTCTTTAGCTGTTGGGGTGGAGCTATTTTGTCCATAAATTGCTTCAATCGCAGAATGATCAGGTGAATGTACTTCATGTAAGTCCTCTTTTAGTTTAACAACGTATCTCTTACCTACTTTTGCCACTGTGCCATTTTTTTGATGTGCTTCTTTTGCTGCTGAACCACGAATGTAAAACAATCGTGTCTTACCGTTCTTGTCTGTCAATAACTTTTGTTTCTTTTGGGTTTCTTCAAATTGCTTACCAATCAACTTTGTGCCAGAAACATGTTGAATCATTTTCCATGCTTCTTTGTGATTTTTGTTCGCAAGATGTTCTTTGAACTTTTTCTTTTGTTCTGGTGTAGCCTTCTGATGAAACTTCATGACTTCCATCATGCCAATGTTGCCTTCGTATGCAGCTTCACTGATCTTGCCTTTGCCATAGTTTGAGACATTGATTGGCTCACCCTTGCGTTCTGGATTTGGATCATGGCGGCGTTTTGAAGCCACGGCAGCAGCACGTTCTTTCTTAGATAGTGATGCTCTCTTTTCGTTTGACATACATTTTGGTTTTGCTTCACCTGGTTCTCTAGCGCAAGGACCAATTGCTTCACCTTTGCTATTGATACGCTTCCAGCCACCTTCAGGATCAGTTTTACTGAACCACTTACGCAAATCTTCTTTAATCATACCTCTACCTAATGTCAGTAGATTGTAGGCACCGGCATCAGACATTGTATTTACTTCTTCTTCCTTTGTCATCTCTTCTTCATCTGACTTGAGTAAACGAAGTGTACGTGTAACTTCTTCGACTGTATCACCTGTAACTGATACTGTGACTGCTTCATTCATTTTAGCCATTTTGTTTTGATGCGTTTCAACAGTCTTTGCGATCTTTTCTACTGGCACTAAACTACCATGTACTGAGCGATGTGTAACTTTACCATCTTTACCATAACGGCCAAAGCCATAATACTCTAAGCCCATCGTATTCATTTGATCGTGTGTACCAGCATCAGCATGTGGTTTCATATCAGTACGAATCGGTGCTGTGTCTTTCTTGCCCAACTCTGTAGCAATCCAACCTTTTGCCAAATCATTCTTCGGTGGCTTGCCGACGAACTTTTGCATGTTTTTAAAAATGCCATCAAGTTCTTTTGTCTTTGCTTCTACAACTTCTGGTGCTGCTGTACGCAAATCTTCTGAATTATCAAACTCAACATAGTTGTCACGAAATAGTTTACCAAACATTGGTCGTGCTGCTTGTACAGATTGCCATTTCTCTTTACGAATGTCTTCTGGAACTGTACGACCACCACGTTGACCACGTTCAATGTTTCTTTCTTTTGATACTTCGTCTGCTGTATTGACCATGACCATGGATGTTTCATAGCCTAACTTCTCAAGCATCTCTTTGATCTTGGCATACTTTTCTGGATCATCACCAGTGCCATTAATGATTAGACCATTACGACCATGTAGTGCTAAACGTTGACGCAACTCTGTAACATTCTTTGCTCTTTTACGAACAGCATTGCGTTGTCCTTCTTCATTCTCTGGCATCTTCTTATCAAGACCTTCTTTGTCCATCAGATACTCAAGTGCTTTGTCTGAATTGATTTCTGTTAGACCATGACCATCTAGTGTCTTGCTTAACACATAGTCTTTGCCTGAACCAGGACCACCACCTAGAAATACTGCTTTGAAAATGCCTTTGTCGTGTACACCTTCACGAATGATTTCTTCGTGAAGTCTCATACCTTTACGTACATCATTGAACATTTGCTTGACATGAGCATGAGACATTGATGATGGTGCGCCTTTCTTGAAAGAATCAAGATCGCCACTCTTTGCATGTTCACGCATTTTAGAAGCAGAAATGCCAGTTACACCTTCAGCATCAGGATCACGTTCACCTGCTGAGTGTACTTTGATTTCTTTGAAATTGAAACGGGCACCTTCATGTGTGCCATTGTACTTGTGTAGCAGTCTATGATATTCTTCTGTGCGGTCAGAACCACCAACCATGTGAAGATGTGTTACACCCTTCTTGTGTAATGCTTCGGCATGGTCAAAGAATGTTGGTTTTTCTTTAGATGCTGCTGTGAAATTCGTGCCAGGAAATGCTCTCTTGGCATGTTTGACTTTTTGATCTGCTGTAAGGGGATTCTTCTTGGCGTCCTGTGAATGTGACAGAACGATATGATGTGAGCCGCCAACTTTATCGGCAATATCTTTGACTTTATTGACTAGTTTTTCGTGACCGTTTGTAATCGGATTCATGCGACCAAATGCTAGGACGGCATGTTTCTCTTTCTGTTCACGTAGAAAATCTCTAAATTTCATAATCCCTCTACCTCTGCGGCAGTTGTTTCTGTTATTTAGTATTTAGTAGATTTCGGTGGCTCCTGTGCTGGCCATAACACCCTGGCAGTGTATTTTATCAAGTTCTACAAGACGATCTGGTTCAATGTTAAAGAAATGAGCATGTTCGGTGTCAATACCAGCATCTTGAATCACACCAATGTTTCTTCTACAGACAATTGAGTAATCATCAATCAGACTCGGACAGAATGAGAATAAACGAGTAATCAACAAGTCGGTAAATGTCTCAGCAACTTCACCAGCAAGCCAAGTCGGCATTCTTTTCTTGAACACGTACTTACCAAAGTAATCGTGTTCTGCTACATCAAACTCATCATGAAGTATAGTTCTTGCTGAAAACTTGTATATCCTACGAACAGAATACATTAGCTTCATCAACTCTGGTGACTGCTTCATCAGCATCATCATTTTCAGCATCAATAGATTTTCTGCTTCACTCTTGCGACCAGTAGACGCAAACTGAGCAATGTCTTTGTCACCAGAAAAGTCAGCAATCAAATTGACCCATTGACTCATGCTGTCATACTTTTCCCTTTCTACTTTTTCTGGTGAACCGTCAGCTAGAATAACAACTGCGTCTGGACATTTTTCTCTGAGTGAAATGAGTCCTTCGATTGTTTGTTCTAATCTTTGTTGACGATTGAGTACACCCATGTTTGGATTGAGTGCTGATGTTACAATGAATAACTGAAGTGATGGAATTATTGGTGCCATTCTACATCCGAAAATAGTTTGATTGTTTTGTAAGTTGCTTTTGATTTAATGACATGAACAATCGTGTCACTTACTTCTTTTGGTTCTAAAAACTTCTTTCTGGCTGGGTGATCTTTTTGCATAGGTGTTTGTATACCACCAGGATGAATGCTTGTGACACGAATCTCATTCATCTGTGTGTGTAATTCTGCACCCAATGCACCAGCAAATGCCGTGATCGCATGTTTAGATGCTGAGTAAACTGCTTCCCATTCCATCTCCGCAAGACCAGCAACAGAATTGATAAAGAAAATATCGCTGCCTTTGTTCATCAATCTAAGTGCTTCTTTGGTCACATACATTGTACCTTTGACATTCAAATCAATAATTCTATCTATTGAATCAAATGAAAACTCATCTTTAAACAATCCCCACTGATATACACCAGCATTGTTGACAAGCACATCAATGTATGTGCCAATTGTTTTAAATGCCTCTTCAACTTGTTTTGACTTTGTTATGTCGCATTCAACCCATTCAAATGTATCGGGATATGAATACAAGTCCATAGGTGGTTGTGAACGTGATAGACCATAAACAAAATAGCCCTCATCAATTAATCTACCTGCAATATCATAACCTAGACCATAACTACAACCTGTCACCACAGCCACTTTACGCATCATATCTCCTCAAAAACATCAATCGCCAATTTCATTTCATCTTCAGTAACATCATTTACAATCTTGTAGTTACCAATTGAAATAGGCAATGGTGCATACTGATTGCCATTACGATGCTTCGTCGCATCACGCAGACTCTCTAGCAACAACTTCATATTTGTAAAGTCTTTGTGAAATGTTTTTAGTTTCAATCTCTTCGCAACATCAAAGATTCGTTTGAGTTGAACGGTGTCAATGTAGCCACGAATAAATGAAATACATGAACTATACAAACAATCTAATGCTACTGCTTCACCATGTAACAATTCTGGTATGTTGGCCATTTCAATCACAGGACTGAATGTGTGACCAAAATCTACGCAACGATCTAATCGTTTTTCCCATAGATTGGGTCCTAGTTCAGCAATCATGTCTGTAATCGCAAGATTGATTACACGAACTGGCACAGCACCATACTGAAACTTCTCATCAATCAATATCTCTGCGTTCTCTTCTAGCAGATGAAATAGTTCAGGTGATTTGATGACAGCAAGTTTGAATATCTCTGCGATACCATTGATAATCTCTCGTTCACTCTGTGTGCGAATAAACTTCTTGTCGATGTATGTCGCCAATGGTGGATAGTATGCGCCAATACGATTGCGTCTACCTAGATGATTGACACCAACTTTTGAGCCGACGGATGCGTCAACAATTGCCAAAAGTGTTGTGGGGATTTTGATATATGGAATTCCACGACGGTATATGCTGCAAGCAAAGCCAACAATGTCAAGCAGGACACCACCGCCAATTGCGATAATCGGTTCACGGCGTAACACTCCATTCTGTTCAAAAAAATCTAAAATACGATCTACATTCTTCCAATTCTTGTTTTCTTCTTTACAGTCTACACAAAGTATTTTACAACTCATCTTGACTGCACCAAAATATGCTGCGATACTATCTTTGTATAGATCATGTACCTCAGAATCAATCACGATAATTCTACGCTCACTGTTCGTGATGTTTACAATATCTTGATTACTTGGACTGAAGATGTCAGCAGAGTATGTAAGTTTGAATTCTACTGGTAGTTCTGTTTTAACTGACCAAGTTCGTTTGAACTTGTCATAATCCATCATAAAGTCTAAACTCATTTCATCGCCTTACTCATCAATTTACACGCATGAACATAAAAATATTTTGCTTTATCAGTATCACCAGCAAGCAGTTTAAACGGAAGCATACGAATAAACTGTGATGCTTCTAGTATATCTATGAGTTTCATTTTGTCTTCTGGCAACTCAGAGATGAAGTGTTTGTTGAATGTATCAAAGTGATCCGTACCACCATGAGGAATAGACAAGTCAATTCCTTTCACATGAACATCATGATCGTTGATGAAACCATAATGACTACGTGAACATTGTAGAACTTGAGCATAATCAAGATACTTGGTGTTCCACATACTTTCATCATACAAGTCAATGAAGACAACACGATCTTCATCAAATGAATACATGATATTTTCTAGTGTTGGATTACCATGTATGTTACACTCATCGTCATTCTCTAATTCTGAAAAGTATTCTTTAAGACCATATAAGTATCCACCAATTCCTGTTACGACTTCATCATTAAAATTATATGTTCCACGATAAAAGAAATCTTCAAACTCTTTTATTTTGATAGCATCTTCAATCTTCTGTTGTATCTCTTCAACAAAATAAAGTTTTGGTGCACCAGCAATGGGTTCTTTTCTGATTGAGTGAAGTGTATTCAGTCCTTTCCAGACCGCTTGACTCATTCTGAAGATTTGGTCTTCACTTAAAGTATCTTTGCTTAGAATGCTTTTGATGTCACGAAAGCCCTCAAGATATTCCAAATCAAACCATGCCTCAACACTAGTAGAATCTACATTCACAACTTTAGGAAACAAACCAGGATATAGTGTATTGTATTCTTGTAATTTCTTTAACTGAGAGTACCAACGCATGAAACCATATTCACGATTTTCTATGCGTGAAATTTCTTTACGAACAATTTTCTCATCTGGTAGCCAATAAGTTTTACTTAATGAACCACCTTTCAATGGTATAGTTGTCATTTTGCACCTAGTGTTTGCCTTGCTATCTCAATACCGTATTCTTGTGGACTGCCTAGCACAATCGTTTCTTGATTACTACCAAGAGGATTCATAAACACTTGCTTATTAGATTGTATCATACTTTGTATCACATCAGCAATATACAATTCGCCATCTTTTTCGGCTAAATTGTTGTAATATTCCAAATACATATTACCGGTAAGAAATCCATAAAAGCCTGATGATGCGTATGGAGAGATTTGTTTCTTCTCTACAATTTCAATTACCGTATTTTCAAACGCACGAACATAAGAATATTTTGGTGAATTGCCGACAAACACATCAATATAGGCATCATGCTTTGCGGTCAAGTCATCGGCAATAAAATCTATGCGCCGACCAGTAATGATTGTGTCAGCATTGTGTACGAATGTTGGTAAGTTCTTGTTGTTCAGTTGTTCAATACCAATTGCTGCTGTATGTGCTTGACCTTTTGTGTCACCAATGTATAGAATATTGCTTTCATTCCAACCTAGTGGTTGAATTGCTTCAACAAGTTGATCTTTGAAATAAATGTCTCTCTTATTGGCCACAAGAATCAGTTGTGTAACCCAACCAAGATTCTTCAAAATATCATATATGATTGTCTTGTCATTCCATGGCAAAAGATATTTTGGTATATCAAAGCCAACATCATGAAATCGGGTGTTGTATCCCGCCATACAGATTATGAGATTCATTTGAGCCATTCTTCCATATCTTCACGCAACAATGAGTGCCATGTACCATTATATGGTCCTGGTAGGAAAGGATGATTCACATCACAGTATACAAGATTCTCACCAACAAGATTATTTCTTTTCCAGTTAGCACTCATGAAATCTTCCATCATGTACTGTACACCTGAATTGTAAAACTCATCAATATGATTATACGCATCAGCATACTTGTCCATGTTTTCTGATGAAGAGAAAGCAAACTGATCATTACCAAAATCACGATTTGGTGTCATGCGACAATTTGGTATGTGTAGTTTACTGTTATCTAATTCTTCAAATGGTATACGAGTATTGATAGCAAAGTCAAATCGTGAACGAATGACCCAATCAAACTTCATTTCAAAGTATTTTTCATATTCATACTTTGTTCGCATACACTCTTTGATAGCATATAACTGAGCATACGTTGACATACGACCATCTTTCACTTTCCAGTTTGGTGATGGTGGTGGTGTGTTTGTGTATTTTGATAAATCAACTGTGGGATTTGGCGATGTAATAAAACTATGAGCATTGTATTTCGTGGAGATTTCTCTCATCTGTTCAGCGGACATTTCCCATGAATGTAGAAATACAGTTACATCATTACCTTTGATAATGTTTTTGTAATGATATTCGTAGCCTTGTTCCCACATTCTTGGTTGGCCAGAAATACAGAGTGCTATTCTCATAGTTCACGCCCCACATTTGCTTTGTTGTCTGTAATGCCAAATGGTTTTAGTTGTTCTTTCTCCATCACAACCATGCTGTTATAAAATGCTACAGAGTATAGATTGTGATACACATCTAATGCTTCTTGTGAAATTGGTGAACCTTGAAAGTGTTGCTGATTGACAATATCAGTAGCCCGTTTACAATGCTCTGTGAATGTGCCAGCACCACGAAATACACCACCCCATGGTTGTGGCCAATAACTTGTATGGGTATCTTCACAAATGTATACACCACCTTCTTTGATGTGTGGAAAAACTTTGTTGAGTGTAGTAATTTGATGATTCATTACATGTGAGCCATCATCAATAACGATATCAAATTTGTTTTGTGTTTTGAGAAACTCTGACCAAAACTCAGGATCACTTTGATCGCCCATCACAATTTTTACATCACCAGTATATTCGTACTTCAAACATTCTTCATTGATGTCTATGGCAACGACTGATGTATCTGGTCCAAAGTATTTTAGCCACATTTCAATCGAACCACCACCAAGCACACCAATTTCAAGTATGCGTGGTGCTTTACCCACAAACTTCTTTAGATGTCTTTCATAAACATCAAAGTAGCCTGACCATTTAGTGGATGGTTTTTCTAATTCCCAAAATAGTTCTTTGATTCTATTTGTCGTCATATTTTGCCTCAATCACTTTCTTCCATTCTGGCACACGATCATACTGATGTACAATAGTATACTCTATTCCTGTTGAAGTTACAACCTTGTCACCCTCTAATTTCGGTGATGGTTCTAATAGATGTGGTCTGAATTGATCAATCTTACTTGGATCGGCAGTAGTACCTAATTGACACGCCCAACCGTATTCTGATTCGGTATACATTGACGAATCAATATAGGGATGTCTTGAAACCATTACATTGAATACTGCTTGGTCAACAATTGGTATTGGTCTATTGATACAGTTTAGGAACAACTGTAAAGTTAAATCTCTCATCGCATAACCACGACCAGCAAGAACACCGACATTGAAGATCGTGTTGTTCTTGAAGTCATCATAGATACCTTGACCATAACACTGTGTTAGATTCTCACGACCCCATGGCTCATCTTTATATTTCATGCTTTCGGAAGAAAATACCAAATCTTCTTGTTTAGATAGATTTTCTTCTAACCATTCAACAGGATTTTTTTGAAAGATAACATCTCTTACGTCAGTAGTAATCACGTAACGATAATCATTGCTTTTGAGTAATTTGTAAATGTGAACAAAACGCTCAACATGAACCATAAGATTCGATTGATACGTCAAATTACCTTCAGTGTCTTGATTGAATGCTATGATTGAGAAGCCTGCGTCAGATACCTTTTGTACAGTATCTTTGTCGCAGTTCATGAGAATCAGAACTTTGTCACCTTCAAAGCCTGATGCGTTGATTGAATTAATCCAATACTTTATTTTTGACCAATCGTAGTTGGTCGAACAACCCACTATCAAATCCTTCATAATATCTCCAATAATTTATTTTATGTCAGTTTCTTTCCAGCTTCCTGTGTATTTTTTGTATTGTTGTTGACTTTGACCAGGAGTGTCATCGAGATATTTAGCAGTGAGTTCTGGTCTTCCCCACTCACCACCGCCAGCCTTAGACACAAACTCTTGTCTACTGTCTTTGTTTGCCTTCAGATAATCTTTGAATGTTTTCATATCGTGAATGAAGAACCGCAACCGCACGTTGCGGTCACGTTTGGATTTTTGATTGTAAATGAAGCACCCATCAAATCTTCTTTATAATCAATCACAGCTTCATTCATATATTGCATACTCATACTATCTATGACAACTCCAACACCATCTCTTTCAAATGTAAAGTCATCGTCTGCTACTGGCAATTCTTCTAGTGTAAATCCATACTGAAAGCCAGAACAACCACCACCCTGAACGAACACTCTCAACTTCAAGTCGGGGTCTTCTTCAGCAATAATTGTTTTGATTTTCTTTACAGCAGAATCAGATATAGTAACCATTATCCCCTCGTCAATGTCAATACTTTTTGCATTTGTTTCTCAATAATTGGACCACGATTCGGCCAGTGAATGTATGGTTGACTTGCTGTCTTGTACAGATTTGTCAGAAATGGCATGATGATCTTCTCTACTTGCTGAAGTCTTGCTTTATACTCTTCAACAGTTTCGTCTTTCTCAGCAATGACCGCTTGATATTCAACTTCATCAACTGTGCTGAAACCGAAATCAAAGGAATCTCCATATTCCTGCATTATTTTTTGTAAATCTATGCTCATAAAATACCTTTTTTTATAAATAGTTGTGGATCGCCGGACTGGAACTCCGCACCCACTCTAACATGAAAGGCCATGTCAGCATGAATATTTATTCTATCTATAAAGCAACAAACAACAAAAATCAAAAAGTTTATATTGGTTTCGATTCTCAGTGGCCTCATAGAAAAAATAGTCACAAGTGTTATCATAAAAAAGGTAATAATAAGTTTTATCGTGCCATTCGCAAATATGGATGGGATTCTTTTGATTGGGAAGTGATATATCAATCAAAAGATTTTGAACACACCCTAAAAATTATGGAATCTTTTTTCATTGAGCAATATAATTCATTTAAAAACGGCTATAATTCAACTCTTGGTGGTGAAGGAACTTTTGGTATAAAAAGAAAAAATCAAAAAGTATCATATAATCATAA